CAGAAAGTTTCAAACTCATCCATAAACCATGTTTGATGCTCGGGTGTTATATTTTTAATTTCTTCGAGATCTAAACCACCAACAGCATTAATTTGCTCAATAGTTGGCATTTTATTATAATCTTTACTATGGGATATTAGCAAATCAACAGTTGGTCTAAACTTCCTACTAAAAGCATCAGAATTTACAATGTTTTGACATCTAGCAAATAAATTATGATCACTAATTAAAAACTGTATAAACAGTTTTTGTATGTCTTCGTTGTATTCTTTTATCTCACTCATTTTCTTGCCACAATGTTTTCCCTAGTTAACTGTTTACCAACTATAGAACCATATTCTTTATGTCCTTGTTTAGTAGGCATATTATTATTTAAGAGGTCAGGTTCTAATACTTGGTCAGGTCTTGGCAAATACCAGTGTGTTTTTGTAACCATATAAGGATGAAAAACACTCCTTAATGCATCACCGTCTGGCATGTGCTTTTGATCTCTTAATACAATTCTAGCCGCACAATGAAATGCTCTACAAAACAATATAAATGTATTAATTGCTTTTGCTTGTTCATTATAAACTTCAGCAGTACCACGTAAGTCTTGCCATGCGTTAAGTTTGTTTTCTTGTTTTTTAACTAAGTCTAAAAAGTGTTCTGTAGGATTTTCTCTTAGTTCTCTATCAGCAATCCATTTTTCACTTGTTTCTCCGCATACATTCACATGTGTTCCGTATTCAGGTATCCAAAGTGTTTGATTGTAAGGGTTAGGAAACTCAATAACAAACACACAACGTTTTATTTCTGCTTCTGTTTCTGCTTCATCAGGTTGTCCTAATCCTCTTATAAACCCAAAGAATGATTGTAATATCCTCTCTGTACTTTTAAAAGGTTCTGCTTCGTTTACACACAGTTCAAACTGTCGTACGAGTTGATTAGACCAGGAATGGTCTCCTGCAGACATCTCTGTGCCATCAATATATAAGTTTTGTGCCATAGTATTTACTTAGTTAAAACATATTAGATTTTACTTGAATCTTGATTTTGTTGCTAGTAGCATTTTTTATAATACTTTCAATTGTTGCTAGTCTGCCATATCTTAAAACAGCATCTGCGGCATCTTTGCAGTCTGTGTGCCAATCTGGAAAACTAACTTCCCAACCTAATACAACTGCTTGTTCGATTAATTCAACACCTGCTTCATCTTTGTCAGGACATACTATAACACGTTTACCTAGTTTGTCAATTAGATGTGCTTGTTCTGGTGTTGCATGATTTCCTTGTACAGCAATACCGTCAATCATAATAGCATCAAAAACACCTTCAGTTACAATTACAATTTCTCTATCATTGTTAGCAAATGCATCAATATTAAAAACATATCCACTTGGCATGTTATGTAAATACTTAGGTGTTGCTTTGTCTGGTGGATTAATGTGTCTTGCTGTCCAACCAATTAATTCACTATTGTATGTAAATGGAACAACAATACGTTTCCTATTACTAATATCGTTAATGTGTAACAAAGGATACAAACCTAATATGCCCCTGCTTTTAGCATATTCTTTTAACGGATTACTATCAGGTAATGATTCAATCATTTCTGTGTTTTCAGGTAATTCTATTGTATTGAATGTTTTGAAGTTATACACATAATCATTTGTTTCAGTATCTTGCAATAATTCGCTATTTTGCATAAGCAATATTTGAATGCCATGTATTGTTTTAGAGTCAGCACCCATTTTATTTGCTAAGTCTCTGTACTTTCTACCTAAGTGTGGATTAGGACTCCAACCGGTTGTAAAACTACAATTAAAGCAATGATAACTTATTTTAGGACCACCTATAATAATACCAGCACGTTTTCTTCGATCAGAACACATCGGACAGTCGAAAGTCCTCCAACCACTAGGAGTTGTATTTGTTCTTATGGGTAAGTTATCTAATAATAACCTGTGTACAGATTCTACAATGTGTTCGACCATACATTATTATAGCATGATCTGCCTAAAAGTCAACTGTTATTTTTAATTTCTGAGTAGAACTTTAGTTAAATTAGCAGTTGTGTCGCTTATAGTTGGTTTACTAACTACTCTAACCCAGTTAGCACTAACACTAAAATTTTCAACTCTAATGTGTGTGTTTGCTGTCATATCAATGTTCTTTACATCAAACCAATCTTTACTAACATCGTCTGAGTCTGGAACAGCGGTAAGTAAACTAGCCTGAACAGTAACTTGTCCTGTATAAGCAGATGCAGGATAAACTGCAACTGTGTGTTGAGCATTTTGAAAGTTTTTACTTAGGTTACCGTACATAGCATTTGATACATACACGTTGGCGGCATCGCCATTGTCTGTATCTGCTACTTGTAAGAAGGATGAATCTTCTTGAGTTGCAACAGGTTCTTGTAAAACTTGATCTGTGACTTCTATCTCTATCTTAGCATTGCCTTGTTGGTCGCTATACAAAGGTAGGTACGTTTGGTCGTCATAATCATTCTTAACAACGTGCATATGATATAACCCTTTAGTTACATTCTGTAAGTCGCCGTCAGTTAATAATAGTTTTACTACTCCATTGTCTGAAGTATGTTCTAGTAGTTTAGTTACTAATCTAGTTCTATCTACTGGTGATATAATGTATGCATACAAAGTGTCTGCAAAAACATTTGTTTTCTTTCTGTCCTTATTGGTAATGCTAAAAAGTATTTCATTGTTAACACCCTTATGGACTCTAATTTTTCTACTGTTCATAGGTCTGTTATCCAAAATAATTTGTGTATCCGTTGCCACTAAATCAATTTTAGTGTCATAAGAGTACAATTTCGCTGTAAAGTTGCTCATAACTGTATTTATCGTTTTTTCAATTTGGTAAATACAGTTGCATGACAGAAATAACTAATGAGATTGAATTTTTAACTGGTATCCAATATGCTGGCAACGAATATGTTGGGATAGTTGTAAATTCCGATAATCAAATACTCACATTTTATGATGCCGGTCAACTTGGTAATGAAGAATTAAAAAAAGAATTTCTAGAACTTGGTAATATATGGTGGTGGGAGTCTAATCGTATGCTACCTATTGATGTATTTTTACATCACGAAATGAGACCTTTTTATCCTTACTTAAAAACTTTTGCAATGAAAGATGTTGAAATTATGTTTGGACCAGTTACAAGCCTACAAAATTTAATTAAGAAAAGAGTTAAAAGACGTTCTATTCAATTAGTTAGAAAAACAGACTAACTAACCTTCACACAACAAGTTAAGTTGTACAATAATTGCTACTGCATAGGAATATGAATGAGACTTTTTAAAGAAGTATGTGTTGTTTTGTGGTTTTACCCATACATCTGCTTCAATTTCTTCCCATGACTTACCAACTAAATACCTTTTACCAGGCCTAATCAATGCAAGTATCATTGCTAACTGGTCTATGCTTGTAGGTAAATGTTGTTTTACAATATCAAAATGATTATTAATGTGGAATAATTTTTCTACAACTTCTTTATGTTGGAATAACTCCCACATAGGTTCTGTTGCTAACAGTCTATCTAAGTGTGCTTCGTCTTTAACATCTTTATATATGCTGTTATTAAGTACGTCTAATTTAAACCAACCTTCTTCTTCAGCATCTTTATGGTCAATAGAACTGTAACTTTCAACTGGATAAAAAGGAATGTTTTGCAGATATACTCCAGTGTTATGTTTTGTAAACTCGTTATCTTTACAAATACTTGCTGGTGTGTGCTTGATTAGTTTTAATAGATCATCTCTATTAGCCATATCAATATCTACATCAAAATCAATCTTCATTAAACAACGAACTCCACTTCTTTAATTTTTGTTTCTTTTCTTTCACTCTGTCATCAATCTGTTCTTCTGTTACTAAGTTACTTGCTATAAGTAATTTTATCATGCAAACAACATCACCGACTTCGTCTTGTAAATTCTTCAAATATTTTGTTTTACCATTACTACGAATTACTTTACTACATGCCTGTATTAGTTCTCCACA